GAGCGCCGTGAAATTTTAGAGCTGGCAGAAAAAGACCTGGAAACAGAGGGGTCTAGGATTGCCATCAACTCCAAATCCCGTGAGCTCATAGACATAAAAGTACTCCCTAGCCTCCACGCGGTTATGGAGTGCGCCCTTGGGGTTATTGATTCCGAGATGCGCCATATGTTGCGCATTTCTCAGACCGGCGGCGGCCTGGACCGTCACCAGGCGCAGGCTTTTGGGCAAATGACCCGCTCTTTGGCTCAGCTCGTTGGCGTTGACCAACAACTCAAAGAAAAATCAGACCTGGAAACAATGAGCGATGAAGAACTCATTAAATTAGCCGAAATTGCGACCAAACGGCTGTCCGAAGGGGACAAATAATGCAGCAAAGGCGTAAAGAGTTCCGCGAGGCCTCTCGGAAATACAATTCAATGCGCGACGCTGACCGTTTGCCGGTTTACATCCGCCTTGCGGATACCGGAGACTCAAGCTTTGTGTACAAGAGCTGGCTGGACTCCTGGTGGGTCCAAAACAAAGACCAGTTCCAGCCTTTGTTTTATAAAACGCACCGAGAAATTATCTCGAGACTCATGGAGGACGCGATAACGGTTATTGCGTGCTCTGATGAGGACCCCAATTTAATTTTTGCCTGGATGTGCGGTTTACGGACCTCAAACAACCGCTTGGTTATCCATTACTGCTACACAAAAGAGGCGTTTCGCAAATTTGGCCTTGCAAAAACTCTTTTGCGATATTTTGAGCACGACAAAGGCGAACCCATACTCTGCAGTCACCGCAGTTTTATTTTTCGAGACTTAAAACAACCCTACAACCTGTTTTACGTGCCTGCGCTTCAACAGCCCGACGGCGTAAGCAAGATAGAGAGTGAACAATGGAAATTGTAGCTATGCAGCTAACCCAATCGGCGCGGAGCGTCTTGAACATGTCGTTTGTGACTGCAGAAGATCCTCGCAGCCCGTATTCGATGAAGCACACTAGTGTAGACGGAACCCCAGGCGTTCTTCTGACACACCAGACCAAAGGAACGTACTGGTTACCCATGTCGTCGATTGCATGGTGCCGAGTGCAGGAAAAACCTCAGGCAAAACGTGGCCGCCCAAAGAAACAAATGAGCGATGACAAAGCGGCGTAACAACCACGATGCTCGTGACATATTGCGTCAATTCCATAAGCGTTTTGGCGATGCCCGGGATTTAAATCAGGATGAGCATGCTGCTAGCGATAGAACTTATCGCTGGCAGGAAGATTTATTTCCCGAGCAGCTCGAGTTTATTAACGACCCGTCTTCTTTTAAAACGGCGTTGTGCAGTCGTCGGAGCGGAAAGACATACGCTAGTTGCTATTACCTGATTGAAACAGCCAGCAGATACCCTGATTCGCTTTCGGCGTATATTGCGCTTACACGCAGCTCGGCAAAACGTCTTATGTGGTCAGAATTAAAACGCGCCAACAGAAAATATCACATTGGAATGGCGTTCAATAACTCCGAATTAATCTGCACCCTGCCCAATAAAAGTCAGATTGTTCTTACGGGGGCCAATGATGAGGCAGATATCGACAAACTTCGCGGCTCTGCTTATCGGCTTGTTATTCTGGATGAGGCCGCTAGTTTCGGACCGCATATGGAAGAGCTTGTTGAGGAAGTACTTGAGCCTGCACTGATTGACCACAACGGCGTCCTGGCGATGATTGGGACACCCAATGCGGCATGCACCGGCATGTTCTTCCGTGCAACGACTGACGACAGTATGGGCTACTCTAATCATGAGTGGACTATCCTGGACAACCCTCACATTCCCCACGCTCAAGAGTGGCTAGACAAACGGATGAAGCAGAAGAACTGGGACAAGTCTCACCCGGTTTACTTGCGAGAATGGAAGGGCCAGTGGATACGCTCTCAGGATTCGCTAATTTATAAATACGACCCTGACCGAAACCTGTTTAACAGCCTGCCCATACACGAGCATGACTTTGACTACATCCTGGGAATTGACCTTGGGTATGAGGACGCAACGGCTTTTGTCATTGGGGCGTACTCGAGAGACTTGCCGCATTTTTATGTCGTTGATTGTTTTAAACAAAGCCGCATGCTGCCATCGGAAATTGCGGAAAGAATTGCTGAGTACAACGATTACTACAATTTTACATCTATTGTGGCGGATACCGGTGGCCTGGGTAAATCAATTGTAGAGGAGTTTCGCCAGCGCTGGGCTTTGCCTATTCGAGCAGCAGAGAAGCGAAACAAAGACGCCTACATTGAATTAATGAACTCGGACTTGGCGTCCGGTTATGTTTTAATAGACGAAAATTCTGAGTTATTAGACGAATGGCGATTATTGCAATGGGATGACGATAGGCGGAAAGAGGACCCTCGGTTTGAAAACCACCTATCAGATGCGTGCTTGTATGCCTGGCGGGAGAGCAAGCACTACACATTTGCGACAGAGCTCGTGGCTCCGAAAGTCGGAAGTCCTGAATATTACGCGATGTTGGAAGAGCAAATGCTCGAATCGAAAGAGCAGGAGCTTGCAATACAAGACACTCAATCATGGTGGGATGAAGGATGGATGCTGAACTAAAAGACGCACTGCGGTTTGCAAAGAGCCTTGGCGTTCGACAGATTCTTTATGAGTCCCAAAGCGGTGCTCGAGTTAAAGTGACTTTTGATGGGCCTAATTTTGAGCCCGTAATTCCTCAGAAGTATCAGGCCGAAGATGACGAGGGCATGAGCGAGGAAGACCTTTTGTTTTATTCTGCCGGGGGTAACTGATGGATGCGTGGTGGACTGAAATAGGGGATTGCCACAACGAGATTGTGGCAACGTATGATGCGATTCGCGAGGACCAGCAGTACAGGTCGGATGCAAACCTACGTCATATACGGCTGTACGGAAACTATTACCACATGGGTTTAACCCACAGTCGTTACTCAAGGGCTGCGTCGAGCAGCATGCGACATCGGGTGACGCTGAATGTTATTCAGTCCATGTGTGATACGGTGACAGCCAAGATTGCAAAGAACCGGCCCAAGGCTACCTTTCTGACTTCTGGTGGCGATTACAAAATGCAGCGGAAGGCTAAGCTGCTGGATAAGTTTTGTGAGGGCCAATTTTATTCGACAAATATTTACCACATTATGCCTCGAGTTTTTCTAGACGCCTGTGTCTTTGGCACTGGCGCAATGAAGATTTACGAGTTGGATGGTAAGATTAAATGCGAGAGGATTTTTCCGGACGAGCTGGTGGTAGACGACAAGGAGTCTGTTTACGGCCTGCCGCGTCAAATGTTCCAGGTAAAGTATGTAGATCGTAACGTTCTCATGAACCTGTACCCGGAGCATGCAGATGCAATTAAAAGGGCGCCGAGTCCCGAAGATGATTACCAGGGGTATGAATCATCAAATCAAATTGTTTGCATTGAGGCGTTCCACCTACCTTCAGGTGAAGGGGCCACCGACGGACGCCACAGCCTGGTCATTGATGGCGCTACGCTACTCAATGAAACGTACACGCGTACTTACTTTCCGTACGTGTTTATCCGGTGGACCGAGCGTCTTCTCGGGTTCTATGGGCAAGGGCTGGCAGAACAATTAATGGGTGTGCAGCTAGAAATTAATAAGCTGCTGTACAACATTCAAGAGCAGATGCACCTGGCAAAACCCAAGGTCTTTGTAGAGGCTGGCTCAAAGATATCTAAAGCGCACCTTAACAACGAGACATGGGGTGTTATTGAGTATCGAGGTACACCGCCCCAGTTCTTTGTGCCACGCACGGTGTCTGGTGAAATTTTTAGTCACCTGGACCGACTCTTTAGCAGGGCCTACGAGATTACCGGAGTAAGCCAGCTTGCAGCGCAGTCCAAAAAACCGGCTGGGCTTGAGTCTGGTGTAGCGCTGCGAGAGTTTCAAGACATCGAAACAGAGCGGTTTATGCTCACAGCTCAGCAGTATGAGCGGGCGTTCTTAGAAGCAGCGCGTCAAATGATTGATATCGCGCGAGAGGTTCACGCCAGGGGTGATGCCAGCGAGGTTATCAGTCACGGTGACAAGAACATCGAGAAGATAAAGTGGAAGGATATCAACCTTCACGAGGACCAGTACGCGATGAAGATTTACCCTACATCGCTGCTCCCGACGACACCTGCGGCAAAGCTGCAGAAGGTTATCGAGATGCTTCAGGCAGGCATGTTGGCCCAGCAAGAAGCACGAGCTCTTCTTGATTACCCGGACCTGGAAGCGGTGAACAACCTGGCTACGGCTGCGCGGGACGACATCGATATGCTCCTTGAGCAGATGCTAGAGCAAGGCATTTACATCCCACCGGAACCGTTTAGTGACCTGGAGCTTAGTATCCGGGTAATGCAGTCAGCCTACCTGAGGGGCAAGATTAATCAGGTACCAGAGGAGCGTTTAGACTTGGTGCGTCGATATATCGAGGATTGCGTAAACCTTCTGACGCAAATGCAGATGGAGGCGCAACAGGCTCAGATGGCAGCACAACAGCAGATGCAGCCACAGATGCAGCAAGACATGGTGCAACCAAGCGGGGCTACACCGGCAGCTCCGGATGACGCAACCATGCAAGCAGAGGCGATGATGGCCGAGGGCGACACTGCCCTGGCACCAATGTAGGAGACATTATGAGTGAAGAAGTTGCAGTAGAAGCACCCGTTGAAACTCCTGTCGAGGCAGAGGCCCAGGCCACTGAAACAGCAGAGGCGCCCGCGCCTGAGCCGACGCCTGATTTTTCTGCGCAGTTTGCCGCGTTAGCCCGCAAAGAAAAGGCAATGCGCGAGCAGCAGGATAATTACAAAAACCAAAGTACAGAACTCGAGGCGCTAAAGAATAAATTAGCAGAAATTGAGTCTCGACCTTCTTTGGCTAAAAAAGACCCTGTTGGTTTTTTAAAGCAATCCGGTGTGGACATTAAAGATTTATTGCACCAGGATTTAAACGGGGAACTGCCGGTAGAAACACAGTTAAATCACCGACTTGAAATGCTCGAGAAGCAAAATGCTGAATTAATGGAGCGCCTGGAGTCGGAAAAGAAAGCCGTTGAAGAACAGAAAGAACAAGGGGAATGGAAATCCTTTGTTGACCAGGTTAATAATTTCGTTGAGAATGAACCTAAATACGAGCTAATTCGCGCAGGAAATATGCAGTGGATGGTGCCCGAGCTGATGAGAGACTTTTATCAGAAGCAAGGGAAAGAAATTACCGCCCAGCAGGCTGCAGACCTGGTTGAAGAAAGCTTGTTAGAGTCGCTGTCCGGCTACTTCGGTAGCAGCAAGTTGCAGGAGAGTTTTAGAAGCGCCATGAGCGCTCAAGAGCCGTCGCAGGAAAGCTCTGCCGTAGTCGATGAGGAACCGCCAGTTAAGGCGAAGAAGCGGCCCAAAACTTTAACAAACGAACTTGCTTCAGGGAAAGCGGAGAAGAGCACAGGTTTGCTCCCTCGCGACGAATCTCTGAGTCGTATCGCCCGTATGATTGAGGGCAAACTGTGAGGTAAACTATGTCAAATGCGCCACTTGCCGTATCCTCGCTGTCGGTTTTAGCCGACGGCTCGACGCAAAACACAAGCGTTGTAAACGAAGCTCTCAAAGAGCACTATAAACCAGAACGCGTGCGCGAGATGACCTACAAGGATAACCCCTTGTTGGCTATCATGCCTAAGTATGAGCGCTTTGGCGGCGAAAACATGCCGATTCCGCTTATCCTTGCGAACCCTCAGCGTCGAAGTGCAAACTTCAAAAGCGCTCAGGACAACACTTCGGTCTCCAATGTTCAGCAATTTTTGCTGACCAGAATTCGGGACTACAGCTTCGCGGTTATTGAGCACGAGGCCATTCAGGCTAGTCAAAACAACGCTGACGCATTTGTTCGTTACGCCACCATGGAAATTGATGGTGCAATGCACAGCCTGACGCGCTCCCTGGCAATCTCGATGTACCGCGACGGCACAGGCTCTATTGGTACGCTTGCGTCAGATCCTGGTACTACCGGTGCTGTAATTACCCTTGCCAACCCTCAGGACATTTCTAACTTTGAAGTTGGAATGGTGCTGAATGCCACCGCTGCGGCAAGTGCAACAGGCTCCTTGATTAACTTTGAAAACAGTACAACTGATGCAACAGTTACCAAGGTTGACCGCGATGCGGGCACAATTACTCTAAACGCAAACACCGACGCTGCGCTTGAGGCTGGAAGCTTTATTTTCCAAAAAGGCGACCACAGCACTGGCACAGCACGAAAAGTGTCCGGGCTAGAGGCGTGGCTTCCATCCTCCGCCCCTGGTGGTTCTGATAGCTTTTTTGGCGTTAACCGCTCCGTGGACGCAACCCGCCTCGGCGGCATTCGCGTAGACGGTTCCTCTCTGCCAATCGAAGAAGCTCTGATTACAGCGGCTTCTCGTGTGGCTCGCGAGGGCGGCACTCCTTCTCACGTCTTTATGGACTACGATTCGTACGCGAATCTTGAGAAGGCTCTTGGCAGCAAGGTTAACTATGCGCGGGTCCAGTCGGCGGATGCAGAGATTGGCTTTGACACCCTTACCCTCCAAGGGCCTAAGGGTCGCATGTCAATCGTGCCAGACCACAACTGCATTCCAAACGTAGCCTTCATGCTGCAGATGGACACATGGAGCCTGAACACACTCGGTCAGGCACCTCAGGTCCTTCAGGCAGACGGCCAGAATATGCTTCGGGTTTCCAACCTTGACGCGTACGAAGTTCGGATGGGTTACTATGGAAACGTGGCCTGTACGGCGCCTGGGTACAATGCCCGAATCGCATTGGCATAATTCAAACTCGAGGAGGTGAGTTATGGCTAGTCGTGATTTTAAACCTGTAAAGGCACTTGAAAGAGCTGTCATTATTCTTGGTGGGCGCATGTCGTTTACCGATGGCACTCTTAACAGCATTACTGAGGGGACAGGCTTTAGCTGTTCCAACATTAGTTCTGGTGTTTTTACAATTACGCTTGATGATAAATACAGCGACCTTTTGTATACCGCTGCACATGTAGTTGGGACCGGTGGTCCTGAGCGCTACA